GATTCCACTCTACACCCATCCAGCAAAGACAGAAGATGAAGGCAAAGTATGTGCAAGATGCGGTGCTATTGCTTATGACCCTGTTATTACACAGACAGCAAAGACACTAACAGATGAAGAAATAATGAAATGTGTAAAGCAATTTACTTACGCCAAATATTACGATGACTTTTTTAAATTTGCCAAAAAAATACTAAGAAAGGCACAAGAGAAATGAACGCAATTAAAGGTTTAATTTTGACTGTAATATTAGTTATTTGTGTGCATGGTTCTGCCGTTATTGTTGGTGGTTGGGTAGGTCTTGCTTATGTTGCTTATGTAAATGTTACAACTGTTTTACTTGGAAAGGCACAAGAGAAATGAATAAAACAATATTAGAAATATTACATTCTGCACAGTTAGTTCCTCTTGGTAGCCCAATATGGGAAACAGATGATGAATATAAAAAGTATGTAAAGATTATTGAAACAACTATAAATGAATGTGCTGACAGAGCAGAAACTTATGCTTACATGAGTCCAAACTTTACGGCATTGGCTGAAGAATTAAGGGCAATACTAAGAAAGGCACAAGAGAAATGAACGAACATTCAGAATTTTATTGGTATGTCCAAAGTTACATAGAAAAGAACCCTGAATGTGGTGCTTATGTTTCTGACTATGTTGCCAAAGGTATAGAAAAGTCTAGGTTAGAAGCTATGCAAAGGGCGGCAGATATGGAAACAGCTTTGACTGTTGCTTTAGCTAAAAAGTTTAAAAAGCCTAATGAATTGATTTTAAGCAAGCTAGAAAAGTGGCAAGGGAAGTCGGCATTAAATTGGACTGCAACCATTGAATCACTAAGAAAGGCACAAGAGAAATGACAACAAAAGAATTGTTAGAAGGATTGAGAAAAGCCTTTGCTAAGTTACAAAATGACTTTGATAAAAGAAAGGCACAAAAAAGGTGCAATGGCTTTTGTGGTGAATATGAATGCATTGAAAACAAAATAGGATGTAAAAGAAAGGCACAAGAGAAATGAATACTGAACCAGTAATGGAAATGTGTGATGAAGGCAATCATAAATTTTATAAGCTACCAGACCATCCTAAAAATTCATTAGGAAATTCGGTTTGCCCATATTGCCTAGTTATTGGAAGGCAAAGATTAGAAGATGAAATAGAAGCGTTGAAAGAAGCATTACGCATGAAAGTGATTCTTAATGAACACGTTCAACAGGCAATGAAAGGATACAAGGAGTTATTGAAATGAAAAATGAACCAGTAGCGTGGATGCAGACTTGGGAAAACCAAGATAGCGAACTAAAGCATACAGTCAATATTGAGCAAATTGGAAAGCAAGATATTCCACTCTACACCCATCCAGCAAAGACACTAACAGATGAGGAAATATTAAATTTGTTTGAGCCTAAATACGATGCTGAAATTGATGATGAAATGTTAATTGACTTTGCTAGAGCAATACTAAGAAAGGCACAAGAATGACCGCAAATGAACTAGCTGATAAAAGACATGAGTGCCAAACTTTTTCAGAATTACTTATATGGGGAATAGATGCCGAAGAAAAGCTACGCCAACAACAAGCTGAAATAGAAATGTTGAAAACTAAATTAGCAGAATGGCACATTTGGAGTGAATATGAATGAAGGTGGAAAAGGCGATGCGCCACGCCCATTAAGCATCAGCAAAGAAGAATTTGATGCCAAATGGGATGCTATTTTTAACCAAGCTGAAAAAGATAAATTAGTAAAAGAAAAAGATGGCGGTTTTACAATTAATGTAAATGTTGAAAACCAAGATTTTGAAGCAAAAATATCATACAAGGAGAATATATGAGTTACGCAGACTTTACCGCAAGATACACACGATACACACAAACTTCCAGATCTCTTTCAGAAGCGTTTAAAGATGCTGATTATGCGTGTGCATTAACCAGACCAAAATCAGCCGACTACGATGGTTTTTGGGGGTTTATTGGGGCTTTAGCATTTGCCGCAATGTTTGGTTATTGTTTTTGGCTAACTATTAGCCATTGATAGGGCTTCGGCTTTTTCGTTATTTACACGATGAAGCCAGCCCTCTATAAAATCGGGCTTGTGTAAGCTGATGTAATAGTTTCCTCTGGCTTGAGAGTATTTTTCAATGAGCCCGATAACATCTGAATTGGCAATTTGTGTAATAGTTCGTGGGCCAATTGTCCCATCAGGGATGCAACCCAAGGATTGTTGAAGTAGTTTGACTGCTCGACCAGGCCCAGCATTAACTCCCATTGAGAATACGAGAAAATCCAATCCTTTGGGTAAAACTTCGCAATAAGCTGATCGCCAGTATCTTTGTTCATATAACGGGGTAATCTGGTCAATGGTTAGATTACGCATTTCCTTTTCAGTTGCTTCATGGCCTGTCCATTGCGACCAAGTTGTGTTGGTAACGCCCATGTTTGTCCAGCGTTCGCCATCGCCCAATTTATCGGTAAAACCGCCTTCTGACTTTATCAATAAAGCCAGACAATTTTTAAAGTTGCCAATCATTTTGCTTGAGTATTCTGGCGAACCCAATCTTGCAACGCTTCTAGTTGTTCCGTAGTGCGGGCACAATCAAGTAATGGCTGGGTGGAAGCTGGAGCAATTCCGATGCTGGTAGTGCGGGTGGCGGGCAATTTACTGCTACTGGATTGGCGCAACTGGCCAGCATAATAGTTGTTAATCCGATCCAAATTGTTTTTGTATTCATCATCAACCTTCTGGGAAATTAATGCTTGTTGTTTAAGCAAATCTTTGTTGTGCTGTTCTTGAACTTTGCCATCCGCTATGACCTTTTCTTGGTAATCCACGAATCGTAAATGTTCCAGATAATAACCGCCACAAAAAGAAAGAAGTAAAAGAACAAAACCAATGATAATTTTGAAGTAAACATTGGGAGTTGGCATTATTTTTGATCCAATGGTTTGGTGGTTGCAATACGCAATAAAGCGGTAATTATGCCAATTGCAATCATTACGGTGTTAAAACTCATATCATCGAGCAAGCCACGCAAATACTGGGAGTTGTCGGATACTGCGCCTAGTGCGGTAATAAGGCCGCTAAACCACATGGTTTTGGATTTAATTGCGCCTTTGATTGTTGCTTTTATTTTTTCGTATAAGTCGTTCATTTTATTTCCAATGTGTTTTTACGGCATCCAATCCATAATAAATAACGGCTAAAACTCCAGAACTAATTAAACCAATAAAAGTTTTATCTATAACTGCTTGGCGAAATGCGGCTTTTTTTGCTTCAGCTTGAATTGCTAATCTTACCCATTTGACTTCATCATCTGACAAGGGATGTGATTCTAAAGTTTCTTTGACAACTTCTTTTAGCAAATCAACCAGATCGCTTTTTGTCATCCCATCTAAACTCATGCCAGCCCCAAATAATAGGTTAGTGATTAATCGGTATTATATTATTTGAAGTCAATGAATTTTAACACTTCTTCGGGTTTTACAAAAGCATCGGCGTTGTATTCGGTAAAATCCCACCATAAAAATTGGTTTTTGGCCAAATAATCACGAGATTTCAATAAGTTAGTATTTTCTGGATGGCCAAATATTAATGGGTCGCTAACAGACCACAAAACAATTCCAGGCTTGCCACAATCCCATGCTAGATGTTGGAAAAAGCTGTCACAACCAATCCAAGTTTTACATTGCCCAATCAATTGCCTTAATTCAGATATAGGAAGATTTTTATAAAAATCTTGAACAAGCTGTTTTTCACCTTCCACGCCCACTTGTATGATATGTATAGATTTTGGGATTTTCTGTATAAGTTCTTCCCAATATGGATAGTTTTTGGGGTTTTCTTTACCATTTTGCAATGGTTTGGCAAATGGGGAAATAATAATCATAGGTATAACTTTCTATACGCATTTTCTAGGCTATCTGTCCATTTCCATTGATCCATCTTTTTGTAGATGTTGTATGGCTCAATATCACCTAGTAATGCTTTCGCTTCAGCGATTGAACGCCCAGGAACAATCTCAGGATAGCAAGTAAACACGATAGGATTATCCATTTCAGAAAGTATGTGGCTGAAAACAATATGGTCACCAGCACCACAATTAAGAACAACAATGGGCCGATTGTCCAATCCAATAATATTTCTAAATATTTGTTCGTCATGTTCGTACATTTCCCGTTTGTTTTCGCTTCGGATGCCGCCTTCTGGGTTTTTCATGTGCCAAGTAACGGCACGGGGTACTGCTAATACTTTGTATCCTTTTTGGTATATACCATAGGTATATAGCGTTTCTTCCCTGTGTGCCACTCTGGATAAGCCCAAGTTATAATCATGTATTCCAGAACGGTACAAAAATGAACAATGTAAATGCTCAACTTCCTTGGTTTTCTTTATACGATTCCATTGAATATTGGGTTCTGAATCTATATTTTTTACCTTACCAGTTGATTGGGATGTATCAAACTGTAAAGGTAATGTGAGAATTTCACCGCCAACTGCGCCAACTTTAGGGCCAGCATATAGCATTAAATTACGCAATACATTTGGCTCTGGAATAGCATCATCATCGACACGCCAAACCCAATCAAAACCCATTTCATTGGCTTTTTGATGAATATGATGTTGACCTTTTTTTTCGGCAAATAGCCACTCCCATTTGATGCCTTTAATGTCTAGCATTTGAAAGAAATATTGATAAATCATTTCTTTTCGCATATCTAGCGGTTCATCGTTATCATCAAATATCACCAGCTTATCTGGCAATTGCGTTTGATTAATAATCGCGTTTAATACCAATGGAAGGGTGGTGAAATATCTACCCCGTGTGGCCACAGAACATAAAATTTTAGGCATCCCAACGCCCAATCATTAAATTGCAACGATTAGATTCTGAGATTGGCTCTAATGTATCGCTGATGCGGCCATGCTCGTTAATGTAATTAAATTTAAATCCAGGAAAATCTTTTTCGGTCAATCCATGCAACTTATGATGTTCGCCCCAAAATCCTTTTGGTTCATTATGGGGAACGGTAATTAGTAATACTTTACAATGCTTTTGTAATAACTTTACAATGTCCAGCCCATTATCTAAATGCTCAATAACTTCAAAAGCGATAATGGTATCGTAATTAAGAAACTCATAATTATTAATATTGGCACATTGAAAAAAAGCATTTGGATGCCAGTTTTGTTCATTTGCAACATCGATAATAATTGGGTCGTAATCTAAACCTAAATAATTTGTGTTATCTGGTAAAAATTGATAACCATACCCTGTTGAACATCCTATTTCTAATACATATTTACCAAATAAATTTTTCCTTGCCCATTCGTATCTTTGCGTTTCCCTTGGAAATACTGGATCGCCTTTGAGAAATACGGCTCGTTCATAATTATTTGTAAGCCGCCATCTATACCAGTCTGGGTGATGCTCTTTGGCAAGGGCTAAACAATGGAGTTCAAGAATCTGATTCCATTGAGTAGCCACATCAAGGCCATATATTGTTTTATTCATTTTTATCCTATTTTTTTATTGATGTTTTTAGCTTTGCTATTTCCTTTTTAAGAAATTCAATTTCTTTTGCCAATTCTATCGCAGAAACTAATGCCGCACCGCCATAGTTTACTGATAAAAACCCATCTTTATCTTCAATAATGGCTTCTGGTAATAATTCACGCAATGATTGTGCTGAAACACCAGAATCAGATAATCCGTTAGATTTTCTATCAAAAATACCTGATTTTACTTTTGCCAATTTTGCAACAAAATTTGAAGTAACAGATCGCCAATTAGTTTTTAATCGTTCATCAGATGTTGCTGTAAATGCTACCGCTGTATAGCTATTGCCAGTATTTAAACCATTTGCAGTAGTCGCAGTAGTGGCTGTTGCCGCATTTCCTGTGCATGATGTTGATGAACCATTAATGTTCATCGTTTGACCACTAAGAAACGATGCTAATGTTGATGCGCTATAAGAAGTCCCCCAAGATGATCCTGTTGATAAAGGAATTCCAGCACCAGGATAAACAGTTGGGCCAGTTGCTCCGCTATAACCTGAGTAACCGCTTGCGCCTGTCGCACCAGTAGCACCATTTTGCCCAGAATAACCGCTATATCCTGATGCTCCAGTTGCTCCATTACTGCCATTTATTCCAGAATATCCTGAGTATCCAGAATAACCACTTGCGCCATTTGTACCGTTTATGCCTGAGTAACCACTTAAACCTTGTGCGCCAGTTGCCCCGCTGTATCCGCTATATCCAGATGCGCCATTTGTACCATTAATTCCAGAGTATCCGCTGTAACCTGATGTCCCAGATTGACCGATTGCGCCACTATATCCGCTTATACCGCTAAAACCAGAATACCCAGAAATACCGCTATATCCTGAGTAACCGCTATATCCACTTACACCAGAGCCGCTATACCCTGATATTCCCGAGTATCCACTATATCCAGAAATTCCAGAACCAGAATACCCGCTATAACCGCTGATTCCAGAATAACCGCTGTATCCAGAAAATCCAGAACCAGAATACCCGCTATAACCGCTGATTCCAGAATAACCGCTGTATCCTGATACCCCGCTACCAGAATAACCGCTATAACCTGATACTCCTGATCCAGAATATCCAGAATAGCCCGAATATCCACTTACACCAGAACCGCTGTAACCGCTATATCCCGATACGCCAGAACCGCTGTAACCGCTAATCCCTGAGTACCCGCTATACCCGCTAATTCCAGAAAATCCACTTGTTCCAATTGCTCCAGAATAACCAGAATAACCACTAATGCCAGAGCCACTATATCCAGAATAACCACTTACGCCAGAGCCGCTGTAACCGCTAATGCCTGAGTATCCAGAAAATCCGCTGATTCCTGAGTATCCAGATGCTCCATTAATTCCTGAGTATCCACTAAACCCTGATATTCCAGAATACCCTGATTGGCCGTCAATTCCGCTGTATCCAGAAATGCCCGAATATCCACTATACCCGCTGATTCCTGATCCACTATATCCTGATGTTCCAGACTGACCATCTTGTCCAGAATACCCACTAATTCCTGAGAATCCGCTGTAACCTGATGCGCCATCAATACCGCTATATCCAGACCAACCAGAAATACCAGAATATCCAGATGTACCTTGTGCGCCAACTGCACCGCTAAAACCAGAATAACCTGATGTTCCAGATAAACCTATTGCGCCAGAATATCCAGATATTCCTGAGAATCCAGAATAACCAGATACACCGCTTCCAGAATACCCTGAGAAGCCACTATATCCGCTTATACCGCTAAAACCAGACCAGCCCGATATGCCGCTTCCAGAATACCCAGAAATGCCGCTAAAGCCGCTATAACCACTTATACCTGATTGCCCAATTTCCCCGCTAAATCCGCTAATGCCAGAATATCCGCTATACCCACTAATGCCGCTATATCCGCTATAACCGCTAATCCCGCTTGCCCCAGTTGGGCCAACAATTTGACCAACATTGTTCCAAGTTGATCCTGTCCATACATAAAGATCACCATTGGAATCGACAATATAAGCATCATTAGGATTGTTGCCAGTAGCGGGTAAATCTGTTGGTGTTGCAACCGATCCTTTAATGTTAATGGATGTACCTTGTTGGCCGCTGTATCCGCTAAATCCAGAATAGCCAGATACACCAGAACCAGAATACCCAGAAATACCGCTATATCCTGAGTATCCAGAAAATCCGCTAATTCCGCTAAATCCTGATTCGCCTGAGAATCCAGACCAACCACTTACGCCAGAACCAGAATATCCAGAAAAACCTGAGTATCCAGAAATTCCACTAAATCCAGACCAGCCACTTACGCCAGAACCGCTGTAACCAGATATGCCAGAAAATCCGCTATATCCTGATGTTCCAGACTGGCCAACTGCGCCTGAGTATCCGCTAATACCTGAGAAGCCACTAATACCAATTGCGCCTGAGTACCCAGATTCGCCGCTAAATCCAGAAAATCCAGACCAGCCCGATACACCACTACCAGAATATCCAGAAAATCCTGATTGCCCAGATTGACCACTATATCCAGAATATCCGCTATACCCAGAAATGCCACTAAATCCAGATGGGCCAAATTGACCTTGGTCAATAGAAATTACATTGGCTGGTTGTGGCGTTACGGTTACTTGAATATTGTTTTCATCAATAGTTGTTACATTAATATTTGCCATGATTATTCCACAATGATGCCATCTGAACGAACTAGGAAAAGCAAGAAAATGATGTAATCATTTGCTGGAGTTGACCCGTTTTCGGGAAAGCTGATTTTAATTCTTCCAGAATACCCCACGCAATCTGTGGCATTAATATCTAATTCTGGATCATCAGACATCAATCCCCATGTAGATGAATCAATAACTAATGTAAATAATCCATTGGTTGCTGAAAGATTGGTGATTGTTAATGAAACTGGGCTTGGAGTTGGAGAATAATCAGCAATATCAAACTGTAAGCCATAACGAGTATCGGTAATATTGGATACTTCTCTGCGAATAATCTGAGCATCAATGGTTGCGCCAGTTAAATCAACTGGAGTTACATTATCTGCGCCAGTAATTACAAGATTCCAAAAGGTCGCTTGATCCCATACAAGTTCACCAGCAATAATTGGATTGTTAAAACCCGATACCTGGGTTAAGGTGTTTTTGTTAAAAATTGCCATGATTTTCCTAAATCTCGGTTAATAGCCCTAGGCACTCCCAGAAGCCGCAATCATGTATTGTTTTTTGTTATTTTACTTCAATACTTGCCTTCAGCAAATACATTTACAAATACTGTGCCATCTTCCAAGGCTTCAATTTCATGTAATTTTCCAGCAAGAAGGTTTACAGGGGTTGAATCTTTATCGGTAATTACTGATTTTCCTTCTTGGGTTAGCTTGCAAGAACCATTCATGCAAATAGTGGCGTGGGAGTATGCATGGCTATGCATTGGTATTCCTTCACCTTTATTAGCATGATATACCCTGACAGTAGCACCATCATAAGTCATATCATGTTTAGGTTTTACAGAAATTACCATTATGCTATTGTTGTTGTGCCAGTTGTTGTAGCTTGATTGGTTGCTGGTTTAGCTACTTCAGGTGGTGTTGAAGGTTGTGATTGATTTGTTGTTAAAACCGTTCCGTCCCAAGTAAATCCAATATCCCCAGCCCCAATAACAGTATTTATTTCCCATGAATATGGAGTTGTTGTGAAGTTAGCAGTCCAAATTTTTGCAGGAGTTGTAGCTTGTGGAATTAAAGTAATATCAGTTGGAAGTGGTGTATCCCAAACTTCTATATTTGTTACAACATTATTTTCAATTAAAAAATAGTTTTGAGCAGTCATTTTATTTTCCTATTACCATTCAATTAAAACAATACCTTGCGTACCAGCAGTACCAGCTCCGCAACATCCACCTGCCGAAGCCCCAGCTCCACCGCCACCAATAGTTACAGATAATGTGAGCCCGGGCGTTAAACTAGTTAATAATGCAATAACATTCCCGCCTGTTGCACCAACATACCCACCCCCAGCAGCACCACCACCGATTCCATAACCAACGCCACCGAAACCATTAGCACTGCCAAAACCAAAAAGTGTTCCAGCCCCCAGACGAGTTCCTACAATATTAATTACTCCCCCACTTGCACTGCCGCCAGTTGCATAAGATCCAGTTCTACCGCCACCACCACCGCCAGCGGTTACTGTGGTTATACTTTGTGTCCCAGAAGTTAAAGTTGTGTTGCCCCCAGAAGACGCATTATTAACACCATTAGCGCCACCGCCACCGCCACCCACAAGAGTTGCTTTGATAGCAGTAACACCAGCAGGGATAGTAAAAGTTCCAGACGATGTAAAAACTTGACCTTTAATACCAGGAATACCAGCGGTTGCCGCAGTTGTTTGAACAGTTGAATCTGGAAAAGTTACTCCGGATGTTCCGATTGATGTACTCATATTTAATTAGCTCCTAAAATTAAGGGGTACCAGAAGCGTTCATTGACGCTAAAGTGGTAAAGTTGCCAGAAGAATCTAGTGAAGCAATTGCTGTAGGCCCATAATAAAAATACAGTTTACCGCCAGATTCTTTAACTGAAAAATCAGTTGTTACTAATTGTGTTGCATTTGTAGCAGTTGTGGATGATGAAACTGCGCCATTAACCGCAGAACCAGCCAATTGTCCAGATGAATTAACATTATTTGCTAAATTAGCTAAATTAAGTGCCTGTGTCATACTGCGCCTGTCCTGTTAAATGATTGTTCAACTAATATATTTAAATTGCTGGTCGGTGTTTGTGCCAAAGTATAACTTCCAGTTGTAACGGAAAAATCCACAGTTTCCAATAATAATACCCCATTATTATATAGGTTAAATGCTAATGGATTAAATGTAAATGGATAAAGTGCTTGTCCAATTGTTGTATAAGTATCAGTATTGGATGGTGTTCCATTTGGAACGCCAAGGTTATTATCTGTCCATTGAATAATTTGCAAATCACCAGATACCGCATTTACAAAACTAATTGTTTGGCCAAATATATTATAGTCTTGGGCATTAATTACCGTTCCATTTAAGAAAAGCAATTCATTGCCGCTTACCAATGTAAACCCTGATGCAGTATAAGAGCCAACATTGCTTAATGTGGCTGAATTTCTGCTAAATGAATTGTATGTTCCAGTTGATGTATTGACTGAAGCAAAAGAAATAATTGTAATAATATCGTTTGCAGTTGCACCAGTTGTTAATGTAACCGTTCCAGTTGATCCACCAGTATCAGTAAAGTTGGAAGAATCTAAGAAACAACCATTTCTAAACACAAAACAGTTATTAATTAAGTATTCAGAACCTCTGGTAACACTAAACACAGTTTGCCCGCTAGATGCAACAAAAGCAGTCATTGTGTAATAAAAATTATCTGGCTGGCTAAATCCTACAACACGACCATATGTATCAATAGTTAATGTTGCAACTGAGGATGTAAGGGTTGGTGCGCCGCCTGGGAAACTAAGCAATTGTGCCAATGATGCTACAACTTGCCCCTGTGGATTATTAGTAATAGCAATTTCACCCGTTCCAACTGTGGTTGTTCCAGTTTGGATCAATTGTCCAGTACGAGCATTAAGATCAATTACATTAAATCCATCTTGTAAACCTTGCCAAATGGTTGGATCGTAACTTGGATCGGTTGGAACAAACAAAGCCGTACCAGCGGATAATGCCGCATTTCCTGTGGCAAAACTTACCAAATCATTGCCACGATTGCAAAACAATAAATAATTTAATGTTCCAGAACTTCCAAAAACAGGGCTTGCTGGATACCATGTGTAATCTGATGGGTTGGTATCAAATGTGGCCGCTGATGTGCTTAAAATGCCAAAATAAGTCTTTCCTCTAGGATTTGAAGAAAAACCAGAACCAGTTGCGCTTGTCGCATAAGCAATTGATAAATAACGCTGTGAATATTGAAATGTTAATGGTGTCCAATCTAATACACTAGATGCTGGGCTGTATGCTGATTTGGTCAACGAATTAACCATTCTACTAAAAAAATACCAATTTCCAGCAGGAATTCCAGTTAAATTAACGGTTGGCATAACCACGCTATTTCCATATGGAACGCCAGCGGGTTGAACTGCAGTTGTGCCAGCCAAAATCATTTGTGATGGGCTTGGATTTGAATAGGCCGAATACCAAACTTCAGCGTATTGAACAATGCCAATTGTGCTGGTTGTTACTTGAATTCCAATGGTGGGAATAGGCAAATTATTAAGATTGCTTATAACAACTGGTGCTGGCACTACGCCAAAAATATTTGGACTTGGCAAACCGCTATTAGGCAATGGATTATATTGAGTAATGGAAGCGTCATTAAACACCGTTGGGTCATATGCTTGCAAATTCAATGCCACAGTAATTGCGCCATCTGCGGCAAAGTTTTGCTCCACTTTCATTACACGCATTAGTTTGGCAACCCAGCCATAATTGGCGTTTGTAAGCGTTACGACATCGCCCGCTTCCAATTCCAATCCAATGTAATTCACGGTACATTGAACCATCAAATCAAGTCTGGCCGCTTTCAAAAAACGAGTTGCAAGCAATTGGGCTTGAACATCATCATTCACCAATGGCAATTGAATTGTTTGGCTGTTTGCTGGCTCATTGGGGTAAAGCAAACTTGGATCAACTGTGGTTAAGTTAATAGTGCTTGTGTTAAATGAACTAAACAATGTAATGTCTGGAAATTGACATTGAGCAATGTTATATGTATTACTAATATCCAATGTCTGAATGGTAAGCGTTGAAACCATATTGGAATCATCAATATCCATTGCAACTGTATATGTTGGTGATTGAGTAATCACCGACCATTGGCCATAAATTTGATTAAATGTAAGCAAGCAATCGCAACAATTTGTCATGTTTTGTAAATTTTGCATGACATTTTGTGTTGTATCGATTACGCCATTAAATGTAAATCTTGGTTGCGTTAATGGAACGCCAAGATAATTATTAAAAGTAATAGTTTGAGCACAATAAGTGTTTAGCGTTGTAATGCTTGAAGTGTTTATTTGTGCTGTTGGTACTGCGCCACCATAAACAGTATTTGTCAAATAATCGTAAATACAATCGCCAGGCGCATTTCTTGAATTTATAACTTCAAATTGAGTTTGTGCAATGCCAGTCACTCCAACGCTTGAATTATAAGTAAGATGAACAATAGCAAAAGCCGTGTTGGTCATTAATTTGCTTGAATCCCATGTGTAAGTCAATCCGCTAGATTGCATTACGCTAATTGCAGATTGGCTACTGTTATATGGGCTGTTTGATCCATTGCTATATAAATAAATATTGATATAGCCGTTAATGTTGGTATTAATTGCGCCAGTTGATAAATCTTGCAATCCAACTACTTGTGGCGATGATGAGCCATTTACAAATTGATAAATGGTTGCGCCAGTTGATACGGTTGGATCGATTGCAATAGAAAACTCAATAACCTTGGTTGATGGGTTTGTTCCGCTTACAAAATAAACAATTGCATTTGAACCATTGTTAAATGTTAGGGTTGCGCCAGCTTCAATTGTGATGCTTGGCGTTCCCGTATAGGTTATTTGGTTTCCAGATATGCTTGCGACTGTGATGCCCGATGAGTTGTAAGAATATCCAGAGAACAAGCAAAAGCGGCCACCGTAATTAACATTGCCAAAACTAAAAGTATCCGTTCCATTTCCCGTAACCTCTGATAGAGCTAAAACATAATAAAGTTGTTGATTATCTGAAGATATAGAAATGTCAACAATAGTTCCACCAACATAGCAATCACCATATACAACTGGCAATTTATTGCTTGTACCTGGCTGAATCTGTAAACTTGATCCCGTGCTTAATTGGCTTGGTGTGCTTGGTTGTTGTGGGCCAAGTAATTTGGATATAACAGCAGATGCCATGAGAGTTAATCCCATTGGCAATAAGAATTGCATACCAGGTATAAAACTGGCCGCTGTTAAGACTGCGCCAACAATTGCTTGCATTTATATCTTCCAGGCTGTTTGGTGCTTAATTGCGCCGTATTTTCCAAAATCAGAATCTTCAAAACTAGCAAAATGTATTTCACGCACTTCGCCAGATTTAACCATTTTTTTTCCTATTTCCATAAACTTCTTTAATAATGCAACCGCTGTTTTTTTGCTTTTGCTATGCCACATTATTTCTTGCAAAACAAATACATTATCTAACCAAAAACAAGGATTTTTAATTGCAACCAAAAACCCATCTTCAGCAATTAATACAAACCCCAAACCCGCATAAATCATGGAAAGTCTTTTATTAACAAAATCTTCAGACCATTCCGATTCATTCAAACTAACATTAAACTGCTTTTTGTAACAAAAATCTTTTAATAATTCCCATATTTTATGGTTATCAAACTTGTTGGCGTAACGGATCATAGAACGCCAGCAGAAGCCCCAAACGCATAATAGATGGTTGAAATTGTTGCAACACGATTCATTGATGTATCGCCAGGCGTAAAGTATTGCCAGCTTGCATCATTTGTAAACCGACCAACAATTCTGTTTTGCAAAATCATTTGAATATTTGCCGCACTAACAGTAATGTTTGCAACAAACCCTCTGGCTTCTTCATTCCATGTTTCGCCAATAGTAAAGGTATTTACAAACCCATAAAAGTATTGATATAAACCGCCAGTACCGCCAGTTGTTATAAGGTTACCAGATGTATCAAAAAACCCTTTCCACATGGTAATTTGTGCGCCTTTAATATCTTGGCCAAGAACCCATCCAAGCATTGCTGTGTCAATACCATTCATTACAATGGTTGTTTGGCTTGCGGTAGATTTAATATCTCGTTGGACTTTTCCAATATTTACCAATTGGCCAAGGCCGTCAAAAGGCTGGCTACTTACTGCTGGAACGGTAATGGATGATGGGGTTGTTGCAAACATAAATGTTTCAGAACCCGCAATAACTTGAACAAAATCCGCATATCGAATATTGTTTGTGTTTTGTATTGGTGTTATTGGTGTTGTCATAATACCGCTTCAAATGCCTTAAATGGCCCAGACCATTGAATAAAAGAATCGTTGGTAATTGGAATTAAAGTATATGTTGGATATTGTTGCAATATTACTGGGAATGTAACGCCAGTATATGTATTGCCGCCCATTGCTTGAGTTGTGCCATATTGACCAATTACCGCTGAAATTCCAGAAGATAAAGGGCCATCAATTAAACTGCGATGAACTGGAATTGTAATTGTTCCAGATGATCCGCATTGCACAGTTGCAGTTGCAATATATGTATATTGACCAGCTTGTATAAAGTCACCAACAACAACCGCATTATATGTAGGATTCGCAGTCGGAACTCCAGTAAGGATTAAATTTGTTCCAGAAGATGATGTGCTAAATGTGCAAGCTGATATTTGGCTTGGGGTTAATTGACCTTGATATGAAATATAGTTTGCCCAACCAGTTGTGCCAAAATTTAAATATTGGGTAAGCGATTTATCGTATTGACGCAAATTCGCCAATAATGCACGGCTTTGGCTGTATTGCAAATAGCTGTTTGGTTTAAAAGTAAACTGAAATGGAATAACGGTCAAAATTTCGCTAGTGCTGATGCGCTGATTACGGCTGATAACTTGGCCAACCATCCTTTGATCGTTAATGGTTACCGATTCAGATGCGGCAAGAATATTATTAAGCGTTGTTGTCATACATTACCTTGTTTGCGGCAAACTGCGTTGTGCGTTCTGGTATGCTCCCCAAACTGCGTTTTGATTGGCCGCTAAAAATTGAGTTGCTGATTGTGTGTCAATTGCAGACATATTGGCAATATATGGGCCGTTGTAATGTACCGCTGGGCCACCAGAACCGCCCATAACATCGGCAAGTTTGTTATTTGGGATTACCGTACCGCCTGTTTGTGGAACAACTATTTCTGGGCCATTTTCACCTACTATGGTTGGCATACCCGCAGTTAAATCACCGCCACTTGCCATTGCTGGAAGTTGAAACGCTGAACCAGAAAAAGAACCACCAGATGCGGGGTTTGTAAAAGCATTACCGCCGCCGCCAAATAAACCACTTAACATTCCACCAACACCGCTAAATACTTGGGTCATTGCGGCTCTGGCTTGGATCATAATTAAACCTTCAATCATGTTATCAACCAATGATTTAAAATTTACTTTTCCATTTTTAACAAATTGAGCCAATGCGGTATCCATTGCGGATGTTAATACTTGGAACGATTGTTGCCCTTGTTGTGCGGCGTTTTGACCACTTTCAACATATTGATTAAATGCTTTATCCCAACCATTGCTAAATGTTTGTTGTGCGGCTTGGCTTTCTTGAACTTGAATGGCTGTTAATTGCACATATGTGCCAGTTAATTCATAAACTTTTTGCCGTTGCTTTTCAAGATCATCAATAATGGCTTGACGATTCGGGCCAGCAGGAGTTGCTTTTTCACGCTTGTCAATTTCGCCCAGCATTTTGTCACGATCCATAATTACTTTATTTATGGCATCGTTTAATTCTTTTTGATTTTTTGTTAAATAAACATCTTCTTCTTTTGCTTTTAATGCTTCAAGAAGTAGTTTTTGTTGATTTTCATATTGAACGCTAATTGCTTCGACTGCGGCCTGTTGTTTAGCAAGTCCAGGCACAACATCACGATTGATATTTACTTTTTCTTTTGATTCTGTTGCTTGTGGTGGCATTGATGCTTTTGCCACAAATTCTTGGTATTTTGACCAATCCAATTGCATATTGTTAATAGCATTTTTGGTGTCATTTTCTAATTGACCCCACATTGCTGGATTGGCGGCATCCCTTAATACAAGAACTGTTCCTTTGACAATATCCCACAATTCCAAAACATCAACTTTAATTGCCGCAAAAGTAATGGCCGCACCAGCCGCAATATTTTCCAAAACTTTACCAAAAGTTTCCATTGCGGTACTACTTTGAGTTAAATCATCATAAACCAGCTTTAGCGATGGAATAACGGCTTGTGTAAAAGTTAAGGTTAATTTTTTGCTGGATTGCTCTAGTTTTAAAGATAATTCATGGGCTTGTTGAATACTGGCTGAATATTTATCAAATTCGCCTTTAGATTCTTCCATGTCCCGATTAAGGCCAACAATATCCACGCCTTTGATGCCACGCCCAAGCAATTGAAAAGCAACGCCATTGCGTTCAGCAGAATCGGACATTTTCGCCAAACCAGAAATTGTTTTTTCAAACAAATCTTGTTCTGACAATGTTCGTAAGTCATTTAAACTTACGCCAATTTTGGCAAATGAGTTTTGAACCTTTAAATTGCCGCTAACAGCAGATTCTAATTTTTGAGTAAACCCAGCGTATATACGGCTGGTATCATCTGCTTCGCCGCCATTCTTGGCAAGTGCTTCTGACAACTGCAAAACAGATGCCGTTGCAACATCGTTTGCTTTAGCTGTTTTTTCAATGGAATTTGCAAACTCCATTGCCTTGTTTGTCATTTCCGCAAATGCGGCAATACCAGCAAGTTCAACCAGTTTTTCTTGGAAACCATCTAGCAGTTTTTCGGCTTTGTCGATGCCTGATGTGAATTCCGCAGAATCCAACCCTAGCACCACGCCCAAACTTGCTATATTTGCCATCTATTTTCCTTTGAAAAACCCTTTTGGGGCATTGGGAGCAAGCATCGCAAACGCTAATAACTGATCGCTTACTTGATTCCTTTTCGCTTCCTCTGATAATGGGGGATACAAATAATCATATATATTCGGTATTATAGCTTGTAAATTGTATGGAGTTTTACCTTTTGGCAACATTGAATTAAAATGTCCCGCCGTTAAACTTCCCAATATTTCTATTATTCCCCGATTACCAATAAGGCCATCCGCATACATTACACAAATGTCTGCAAATGTTTCTTCATCGATGGTTTTTGGGTCTGATCCATGTGCCGTTAAATAGGCTTTAACTTGCCTACGGATCGACCCTATTACTTTCCCTTGGTTGCTTTATAACCTGGAGAAATGGTATTGGTAATGCCTTCAATAATTTCAAGTTGAATTGAGAATGGGAATAATTCTTCAATCATTGAATATGTAATAGTATTCATATCAAAATCGGCTTGTTCTGGCACGATTAATTTGAACATTTCAGTAATGCGTTTTTCTGTAATAACTTTATTAATTGCAGTTTCACGCATTGAACGATCTTTAATAATCACATCATTATCTTTATATTGAATATCTGATTCTTTTTCAAATTCTTCTTTTTTATCAATAAATGGCTTAGATAATTCTTGATAATACTTTTCAACTAATTCATCATCAACAACTTTAATATTTTCGTTGATGGCTTCATATTCCAAAGTGGTTGGAACTTTTACTTTAAATGTATGGCCATTCATTTCAAATGAACGAACACGCAACATTTCTTGATTTTCTAAAAACTTCTTGCCCAGCGCATTTGCAAATTGATTCATAGTGTTTTTCTCGCTTGTCTTGCTTTATATTTTTCTAGGGATTGTTTTAAAGAATCGCCCAGATTGGTTGTAATAACAGTTACATTTGATTCTAATGCTGGTCTTAAATATGGTTTTGCCGCTACTTTTGCCGTTCCAAACTCCATTGCAATTGCTCTGGCATCGCTTTGCATTTCTGTTTTTGCGCCGCTTTTTGCGCTTTTAAATGTCCTTCTGTGGCCTTCTTTGCCAATATAAGCTGTAACTTTACCAATCACAATATCATTTGTGCTGACATATTTTGACTTTTTGTCCCGTGAAGTTGGTTTTCTGGTTTCAATCTGAAGGCTGGCCGCTAATTGGCCAGTATCTCTTGGAACTAATGTTCTGGCCGTTTCCAAAACTGTTCGCATTGATAAACGAACGGAATTTCTTAAAATGTTGTTTGTATCTTTAGGGCCAAAATCATCTTTAATCTGCTCTAGCAATTCTTTAAATTCTGTAATCCCAACACCTTCAACCCGAAAGTTTGTCATTTTGGTTTAATGAGATTATTAAATATTGAATTATTAAGAGATTTTACAAAAGATGTTATTTCGTCTGGGGACATTGAATCCGCATGACGGGCCGCAATTTCATACGCTAAATTAATACCCATTACTTTTTGTTGTTGAAAACCAAACCAATCCTTAACTCCAGAATCGGCTTGGTTTACCAAGTAACTAAAATAATTTGCTAAGTCTGCGTTATCTTTTATTGTCGGCATTTTATTAAGTGTTGTTTGACCAGCCATATTGGTTGCCACGAGGATGAATCGTGAATGTGCATTTCGCTTCTTGATTTGGTGCTGTATCAATAGTGAACTCAGATACACGGCCAGTAAAGGCATATGCAACTGTGTTTGCGCCATCAACAGCGGCAATAACGAATGTACGATCAATAATTCCGCTGTATGCATCGCTACGCATTAGCAAAAGACCAGCATCAGAAGGATTCCATGCGGCAACAATGCTTAATGAAGTTGGCTTGCTTTGCGTAGGAATAACATCAGATTGACGGCTACCAGCAACATAAAAGTTTGCGGATGCGTCATCTTGACCAAATTTAGGGATAGCTTCAACATTTAACTGTTCGCCAGCAGAGCCACTACCATTAGCAACTGTACCAACAATGGAATCAACTTCGCCTGTCCATGTGGACAATTGAGTAAGAGTTAATGGGGTTGGCGTTGTGCCAGTTTGAC